AGTTTTTCTTTTGCTAGCAGGTCCATAGCCGCAAGAGCAAACTCTTTTACGCCATCTCTCGGTGTATGCAGCCGCATCCAAACAACTTCGCCATACTCAGGGTCGCGCATGCGCTTAACGACATATAAGTCATGCTCGTAGATTAGGTCTGGCTGCTCCCCCTCATCGGCTGGGCGGCAATACACCCCACCTTTTTTGCCACGGAAGTACGGAAACGGAAACTCAGGTATGTTGTAAGTAACCGGCATAAACGCTGCCGGTGGAGTAACCTGAATGACGTTATCTTCCGGTGCGGCTTCGGCTATCTCTGCACCAAGAACAATCGGCGACTTAATCTGCCCCCAGTGTTGACATTGATCGCAGACATTAGGATTATTTTTATTAAACACCTCACAGGTGTATGGGCCTTTGATCAGCCGAACCTTGTTCTCGGTTTCCTGAGCAGAGTAACTGGGGTGATCTTTGGATATATCGTGGATTGCTGTATCGCTATCAATACAATAAGCCGCAATCGACAGTGCCCCACGCCAGAGTGGTTCTTCTAAAGAGTCTTGATTATCTACTGCATGTTTAATCTGAGCACAGCCTTCACCGTTCTGAGTCTTTAACCAAATGGTTTGAAACCGAGACTGCCGGTTACCCATCAGCGACTTGGTCAACTCATTTAAATTGCTAGTCGCATAGTCAGGCGCTTCTCCGTCGGTATCTGATACACCCAACAAAGTTTTAAAAGACTCAAAATCTACAGGCTTAGACAGGTGCTGCAGTTGGACTTGGGCAGGGGGATCAGACTTATAGTTAAGTGTCTCCGGCACTCGCAGAATAGATGCCGCATCCGATGTCCTTGCAGGGTCTGCTTCCAGCCCATGCTCAACGCACAGCTTCTTTAGTTTTTCTGCAACCCGTTTCCAGTCAAGCCGAGAGACCGCTGAGATTAGCGGCCAGTAGACATGTAGCCCCCGCCCCGAATTTACGATGGTCGGCTTTGGTAGTCCGAGTGCTTTGCAAAATGTCAGCAGCGCCATGGCCCCTTCGGCTTGATCGGCATACGGCTTACCTTCACCGCAGTCGATGTCTAACCAAAAAGACTTAATGTTTTTGACGTTGTCTGTTGTCCGAGTTGAGTGCCCCTCATATTTGGAGCAAGCAAAGTAAACGTCATACTGCTTGTCTAATAAATTCTGTATCTCCTTTTCTGCTTCTACCAGCGTCTGCACAAAGATTTGCTTTGGCAGTCCTTTTTTCTTTAGCCCTACGACGCAATACCACCCCTCGGTGGATAGCACCGCTGATAGCAGATCTGTTGTTGCCATGCTTAATCCAAGTGGATTTTGTTTTTGAGTGTCGCAACCACTTCCTCAATCTTTTCTGTGTGCCTCTTGCGTGGCATTTCTTGACCCTTAAACCATTTGTATATGGTCATACGGCTTACGTCAAAAAACTGCGCTACATCAGCAACGGGAATATCTTGAGCAATACACAACCTCCCCAGCAAAACGCCGGGGTGGGTTGTGGGAGCGTGCTTATTTACTTCAACCAGTTTGAACGAATAACCGCGAGTCTCCGACATGATTACTCATCATCGGTGGACCACTGGTTAAGTACGTCAGCAAACTCTTTCTTAGCTGCTGGTTCAACATTTTTCTTCGCAGTTTTTTTGACCGGCTCGGCGATTTCGGTCTTGGCTGCGGGGGCAGCAATAGCTTTAGGCTTAGCACCGTCAGTTTGTGCGGGGGTTTGGATAACTGCAGATTTAGCAGCGGGGGTATTGCCTTTCTCTTTAGCAACTTCCCACTCCTCACGATGGAGGAACCGAACAGGCTTAAAGACCAGTTTGGGCGTGGCACTGTCGGAGTCAAACCGCATTTCGGTAACCAGTGTGTTGATGTTTTTACCCTGCGAACCTACATACTTGGCATACTGCTGGAACGGCATCTTGTCTAAATCGCCACGGCCAAAGACTGAAGTCGGCGCAAGAGACAATTGGAACACATCACCGCCAATATCGGTTTCCAAAACTACCGCGAGACGCTGCTGATACCGGCAAGCCTTAGACTCACCTTGACCGGAACCCTTGATGTTCTGCGAGCAACCGTCACAGGTAGAGTTTTGCGGAGACTCAAGGCTGGCGTCAGGTGTAATGCCATCGTTAGACCAGCAGTCAGGTGCAGAAGTCTCACCAGCAACATAGGCACTAGCGTAAAACTGACGGGATACATTTGGATTGCCGTTAACAATGATCACGTTCATCGAACGATTTTCGTTCTTGGCAATCTCTTCGCCATTGACCATCATGCGGAATACACCGCCACGCACCGAGATACGTTTTAGTGAAGTGTTACCTGCCAGTGATTTGGTCAGGTCGTCGAGTTCGACTTCTTTAAGATAGTCGGGTAAGTCTTGGTTAAACAAAGCAACATTGCTCATTACTTTCTCCTAATGGTGATTTCGTACTCTTGATCCACATTCAACCCCGGTGGATGCACTTCGGGGTGATCCTCTAAAAACTCGCGCATGTTAGTCTGATGTATGCGCTTTTCCAGCAACTCCATAGCACCTTGTTCACGCATGAAGCCGTAGAAACTTTCCCAGTCGTTAGTCCAGTACCGATTTTTAATCGTGCGGTAGGCAGTGCCGTTTTCTGTTTTAAAACTTGTAACACCAGTCTCTTTGCTGATGTCTAGAAGTTTTTGTTTTAGCGTGCGCATCTGTTCGTCAAGGTCGGCAATTTTATCATCGTACTCGCGTGTAAGTTCTTCTTTCGCGTTACGAATCTTAATGTAAACGGCGACGATTTTATCTATGGATGAATCCATATGGTTTCCTCTTGGTTTTGTTTTTTCTTATTGTAAATGAAAACTGTACTGTGTCAAGTGTTCATTTCGTTTTTGTACAAATCAATAATCTTTGTGTGGAAATCTAGTTTGCTTTGCAACATGTTGTATAACTTTGTTTCTACAGGACTGCCTTCAATGTGTACCACAGTTACAGGATTCTTCTGTCCCTGCCGATGCACACGAGAATTTGCTTGTAAGTATGTCTCAATGGATGTTACCGGGGCATACCAGATAACAACATTTGCAGCCGTTAATGTTACTCCGTGCGCTGCAGCTTGTGGTTGGATAAGCAAGACTCGCGGCTCAGGGTTTTCCTGAAAGCGTTTAAAGATGTCCGTACGTTTGTTAACACTTACATCACCGTTAATGATCTCCGATGCAACTCCATGCTTTGTCAAATAATCTTTTAAAAGATGTATGGTGTGAGTAAAAGGCACGAAGATGAGAACCTTGTGCGACGCCTCCTCAATAACTTCTTCAATTACCTTGAGACGATTTGAAACATCAAACTCAATTACATTGCCGTTGTCGGTATAGACTGCTCCACCTGAAATCTGTAGTAATTTAGTCAGGCTTGAGGCGGCGTTTACCGCAGAAACTTCTTCACCGGCGGCTGCTATAAGCATGTCTTTCTTAAGCTGCTTGTAGTACTTATCTTGTTGTGATGTCATAGGTACGTATCGAGACGCATACATCATGTCTGGTAGGTCTAGGCATTCTTCCTTGGTAAACCGGATAGCAGGCTGCAACGTGTTATGAACAACTTCATCTGCTTTCGGCTTTGGGACCCACTTAAACCTAGTCAGCTGATACATCACCGTGTCTCTGAACCCACCGAATGTCATGGGCAGTCGCTCGGGACAGCATAACTTAGCCAACCCATAAGCATCAAGCGGAGACTGTGAAGCCGGAGTGCCCGTCATCATCCATAGCCATGTGGTCGGCTGAATAAGATTTTTCATTACTTTAAATCGCTGAGTGCGGGAACTTTTGTATGCGTTAGCCTCATCAATAATAATTAGGTCAAAACCACCGTCGGCTATAACATCTTTTACAATCTCTACACCATCATAGTTAATGATGACATATTCGGAGCCGTTGTTAATAATTTCAGCACGCTTGCGTTTATCGCCGTAGGCCACAGCCACATGTCGATGCAAGGCAAATTTAAATAAGTCTGCCTGCCATGCCGATTGCATGATGGACAGGGGGCAGATAATTAGCACGCGGTTGATAACGCCCTGCGTCAATAGGTAGTCAGATGCCCATATTGCCGAAGCAGTTTTGCCTGTCCCCTGCTCATTGAAACAAAACGCTCGTGGGTGCAGCGTCAAAAAAGATGATGTTTCTCGCTGATGGTCCATGGGTTTATACAACCCAGGCCAAGCGTAGTCTCGTTGAATTGGAGAAGGCACGCGCTTGATGCGCAGTCGGCGTAGGATCTGCGCCTCTTCTAGACCCCAGTTTACTGCTACCTCACTGACTCCTCCTTCTTTCTGTACAACCTTACTTTTTTTAATTGTTTCTGTTATGCGACTAGGAAACTTAGTCTTAACCAACAATATTTGATCATTTATTATTTGCACGTTTTCTTTCCCGTGGACTTGTTTCCGAAATTAACTTTTGTTTAGAGTCCCGATCAAAAGAACGATTGGCACTGGAAGATACTATCGATAGACCGTCTTTATGAGATCCACCTTTTGATAGAGCTTTTTTATGATGTACATCTTTACCATCACCTTTTTTGGCTAACCCTTTCTCCAGCATCATCCGTCTTGCGCGGTTTCGCTCGGCCCGTTTCTTCTTAACTGCCTCGGTCCCGTCATAGTTCTTGTACTCTTGTTTGTAGTTGCGATCTGACTTGTCTTTGTAAGGCATGGCTACCCCCTAGTGTCGATTGCTTAATTGTGGTTTGTCCCTGATACCTAAGTCAAGAGCCAACCTGTCGTTCTCGTCCCGTAGTTTATAGATACAGTCGTTAAGGTACGCAATACGCTCACTGAGTCGGACAATTTCAAGACCCGCTATCCGCATTAGTTCTTGGGCTTCTTCAATATCGTAGACTGGATTGGCAAGTCGTTGTAAAAGATCTGTATTCATTCCTTCACCCTGTAAAATCTCACACCGCCTTGCTTGCTCATCTCGGCAAGTCCCTTCAAAACAAAATAATCCAATGCACGTCTTGCATGGGTTTCGCTAATCAATAGTTTTTTCATCGCCTGCTTGATTGTCACCGGAGTTTTACGCTCGGTAAAGTATTTCCAAACCTTTTGGTCTTTCGGGTCTATGCTAATTGGCATTTGTTTTCTTCCAATACTTCTTGTTCTGCTCACCAATCCACAACCCTGCACACGCAAGTTCAAGTTCTTCGCTAGGCGGGTTAGATTTCAAGGCGTATTGTATGCCCATCTTGAATCCTTCTGCGTGAGTGCGGTCTATCTTGTTATCAATAAGTAGCCAAACCAAACTGACTACGCAGAAGATGGCGACTGTTTTATAGAAGTTCATCTCACCCTCGGCTGACAGTTATATGCTTGCGCTCCATCGCGAAACGATCCCATGAAGCGGCAGTCTTCGGTTATCAGTTTGTTCTCAAGAGCCATGCCAGATAAAAAAGCCATAAAGATAAGCACGATGCAGCCAAAGGATGTTTTCCATCGTTCTACACACCATGTCCATATTTTTTTAAAGTCAATCAAGTCTTTCATGCAAGACTCCTTCTTCATCAATGTAAAATTTCTTATCGTCAATGGTTATGTTTATATCAGGTGTGCAAGAGCATGGTTTATTTTTATAGAAGTTACACCAATCATCGTGAGCAACTTCAGTCATGTAAACGCCTGTAGGCCACTTTTCTTTTGCAATTGTGATGCCCAAAGTTAGCCTTTGCATGTAGTCTAACTTCATAGAAATGCTTCTCCATGCTGCTCAATGTGTTCTTTAATCTGCTTTTTCTTGATACTACGCAATTGTTCACGATGCCATTCAGCAAGCATCTTTAGTTCTTCTTCGGTCTTAAACGGCCATGCTAACCGCACCGCATCCATATTAAGACCTTCGTTAGCCTTGGCAACTTCCGCTTGTACTTCCGGCTTGACCAACTGGTCAACCATCCACTGAGTAACTTCGCTCATCTGTATTCTCCTTTCCCATTATGTTCACAATCTAAAACGGCACAGTGCTTACGGCATGTAAAGTTTGGTCGGGCGTTCCATACATTAGCCGTCATCGCTGACTCTAGCCGTTGAATCTCAGGTAGCCACTTGGCCCACGCTTGGTCTTGATTCTCGGTCTCAAATGCCGCCTTGACTAAATCCTCGGCAACGACAAAAACTAAGCCAGCTTTTATAGTTTTGACATATGGAAAGTGCTTAAAAACTAACAGTGCCAGAAGTTCTAATTGTTTTGTATCAGCATACTGAGAAGTTTTGCCTGTCTTGTAATCTACAAGATGTGCATGGTCGCCATCAATAATTAAAAGATCTGCTATTCCACGAAACCAAACTGCTTTGTCATAAAACCCACAAGGCTCAAAGTTTTTAGTTAGCCCCATTTCGTATTCGCATAGACGCATTCCTGGCAAAG